TATTTTTTAGGCAATACCTGCCTTTACAATTTTAAGAATTAGTATTTATTTATAATGTTATTCATTATTAGTATATATTATTTTTTGAGTTGGAAATATTTTTCGAACGTTAATTGAACGAAATCAATTTGATTTTATATGGGGTAAATTTTTTAAGAAAAATTAACCAAGTTTGGATCGTTGATCGATCCGTTATGGAGCTAAGGTAATAGCTCCTTTATAAATATAATTCCATTTTTGAAAATAATTTTATTTTCAATAGTATATGACGACGTTGCAATAAATGTCTGATGCTACAGGCACTTTTAGTGCCATCAAATGTGATGTGAAATTAATAAGGTTCACAATCAACAACCTGTTTACATGTTATGATTTGGTGTAAACTTTACAATGATAAAATCAGGGTATATCAATATTATGTCCGAATATTGAATATCCGCTGGACCCGAATGAGTAATTTAGCGTACCGAAGCGGAAACCGAGAGATAATTTGTTCAATATGACACCCTCGATGAAACACTCACAAATAATAATTATTAAAAGAGATTATTGTTTATAGACTGTGTTAGAGATGTAGTGTATGAGAGCAGACCTTCCAGTGGCCTGCGGGAAAGCTAGTAAACAGCCGACGGTAGAGTATGAAATAGAAAAAGAATATGCTATCCATGCTGTATAAAAAAGGATACTAGCGAAGAGACGAGAGAAGAAAATTCGACGATGAAAGAATTATGGTGCAGTCCCAGAGCCGAACTACAACTATATATATTACCCTTTCATCAACTATTTAGACTGAATAGTTGATCCTTGTTTTACAAAGAATGAATTAGTCACATTCCATCAGTATTTGTATGCACGATACAAGTACTTGCGACAACACAGTGCAAAACTCAAACCACCATGCAACTGACTAATTTTGATCGTTTGAGTTTCTTGGCACGGACGGTGGGCGACACCCATACGGATCATGCCATGATAAGGACCACCCGCATCCCAGGTGATATTTTCTGCGAAAGTATATTGGGATTGTCCGGTTGTATTAATACAACGAACCCTCCTTCGATGGACACGGGAGATTTAATGTTGTCTTTATATTTTCATTTTGAATTTGTAATTGCAATATGGGTAGCACTAGCAATAGTGTCCATAATGCCTTCTACCTCAATTGTAGCACTTTGTGGTGCATTGAGAGCTGGAATGCAGTTTCTGATTAAAGATGTACATCAAAATGTAACATTTTTTGTTTGGGATACTGCTGTCCAGAGATTACAAAATCTTAAGTCAGTAATAGACAGCATCGCTTTAGGTCAGATTATTGATGGAAGACCATTGCTACTTGCGGTTTTCTTTGAAAGAGTGGCTTATTGCTCACATTATGGATATAGTTATTTATCGTCCTTAATAGGCGTAGGTATATTTATATTATATTTTGTGAGCTTTAAAAATTTAGGTTGGAATTTCAATGCTGAACTAAACACGTTTGCAATTTCCGTATACGTTATGGCGCATCCACTCAAGATTTACATTATTCCTTTATTAATAATATACGTTTGTTTTAAGCAAATGGAGTACTGGAAAAAATGGTTTCTTGTCTTATGGTTACACTGTCTTATATATCAAGATATTTCCATTTTAGGTGGAATTTTCTTTTATTTGGCTGTAGGAGCGTCGGTTTTATATAATAGTATGTATGTAGATAACCGATGTGAACATTGTGATCATATAAATATTGAAACATTTAGATGTAAATGTTGTTGGCGTATAATGTATAGGAGTGTAAGAACAGAACCATTGATTCATAGTAAATTTCCAATGATTTTTATTCTTGCATTCCTGGAAGATTTAGCAAGCTTTTTCGGAGCCCCAGTGTTGGGTTTCGAACTTTTGCGCCATTATGAGAGTGATCATTTTCTCGATGTATGTTTTATACACACATTTCCAGCAATGTGTGGGTATAAGTATAGACAAACCGGTAATATGTTTTACTTTATCATGTTAATTTGCTCAAGTTTATATCATACTTGTTATAATGTCACTGTTATGTATTCATTTGATAAGAATATGAGAGTAAATTTTGTTAACAGAATAATTTATTGTTATCGTTTGTATCGCATTTATAATAGAGGTATGAAACACTTTAATCTCATGTTGGCAGTACATCCAGGACAACAAGATTGGCGCCCAGCAATGACTGGGTTACAAACTAAGTTGGCTTCCCAATTGGTATTGGGAAATCAATTTCCTATTCTTGACATTTTTGGTGATCAACAAGCCTTATGTAGATGGTTAATTAAAATTAATTCGTTTATATTATCGACCACCATTAAACAAAGGATAAATACGTTTTTGGATGTAGTTAATGAATGTATATCTAATGAACGACGAGCGCATTTTATTTCTTCAGTGAAATGGTATCTTGCTGAAACTGATTTTAAGCGTATATTTGGTGTTACATCAAATTTACTTTTTCAATCTAAACAAGAACAGGAAAATGGAGAAATTACTGAATCTTTAGATGATTATATTAAGAATGCTGATGCTACAGCAGACTTTATAGATTGTATTTCTGATTCAGCATTGACAGCTAATGTTTGCAAATTGTTCTCATTTATGGGAGCATATATTTTTGTAGATAAGGATGGCAAAATTCCGAAGTATCTATATTCACGTATGGATAAGAGTATTTTGGATATGGTTCGTGATGGTAGTCATAGGTTAATTCCAATGATAATTCGAGCACTTACTAGCCTTGTCAACGATGCTATAAAAATTAGTAAACAAGGTTCATTGGAAGGCATTTTTGTTAATCCTATGAAGGAGCTTACTCAACTTAAAAGAGATTTTGATATAGCAGAAGCAGGATTAATAATGGATCAAGATAGGTTAGTGAGATCGAAAGATTACATGATATCCAATGCAGAGCTTTTTGCAATACTTAAAAAGATGGAAGATGTTTTAGTATTTTGCAGAAGGCATAAAATTTCTGAGAAAGGTATAATTGAGATTAGTAATTTTGTTCATGATCAAAACATTAAATTAAATTTGAGTAATGGAACTTATCGAGATCAACCAATGGGTTTTCACATTTATGGGGATGGTGGTGCTGGTAAAACGGCGCTTTCCAGTTTCATCCTTAAAACCGTTTTTAAGGTAATGACCTCTAAACAAATTCTGAAGTGTGATCCCCGATATGCTGATATTTCAACCATACAGATGACTGGTGCAACAAAACGAGATGATATAACGACTAATGCCCACATGGGTATTATTATTGATGAGTTCTGTACAACTAAACCAGATACTAAGACTGGAGGTGAATTATTTGCGCGGGTTTTAAAAATGTTTTCAGGAGTTAGAGAACCCATTGAAAAAGCACATTTGGATGATAAAGCTAAGATTTATTATAATCACAAAGCTGGTGTTATTATCAGTAACCACAATTTAATGAGATACACAAGTGAGTTTCTGGCAGCACCTGCTGCCTGGTACAGACGTTTCATTAGTATCAGAGTTGAAAGGGATTATAGTACAGTGTTGCCTAATGGGTTAAATCCTGTAAAGGCATATTTTGAAACATTTTTAAATGACAATGGTGCACTTAATCCTAACAAAGAGATAATAAGATCGGCTGGTCCTTACTTGACGCACACCGATGAATTTCAGAAAGAACTAATTCGACGTATAATCATTTTCTATGAGAATATTATTCTACCAGGTATTAAATCTATAGAATATGTCGATGATCGATTAATAGAATTTGATAGATTATACAATGAAGTCATGGTAGAAACACAAGGTGCTGAAAACGAGGTAGAAACAGATATGATTTATTCTCATGTTATGCAATCTGAGGCCGAGGAAGAGGTCTTAGAAGGTGTGACTATCAGAAAACTAGATGGTATTGAAAAACCACCCGATAATATTTTCTCAGTAGATGGTAACTATAGTATTTTTGATAGTAGAACATGGAAAAGACAGGAATTTTTGCATTTTGTTGACGGTGTTCAATATCATTACAATATAATTCCTATATTGATTTTATTACAAAAGAATTTTTCTGTGTATACTTATCAAGCATATTGTTGGTTATCTATCTTTTATCCATATATCTTGTGTTATTTTATGCCACTTGGTTTTTATTACATTTGGATAGATGGAGTTCATTATTGTGCATTATTTTCTACCAATATTAGCTTTATAGAATATGCTCTTCGATTTCTTGTGGCACGTACTCTAGATGTAAGTAATGGTGAATTTATAGATTTTTTCAAAGGAAAATTTTTATATTATAGGATTCTTGCTATGTGCGATGCTGCTGATGCAATTTACAAATTAACCTCTGGTGGTTGTTTAGACCATTCAGAGTATGTTAGATTGTCTTCAAGGGCAAGTTCCAATTCTATATTGTTACTTCTCAAACCAGATATTGATGCCACATTACTAGAACATGAGCTTATGTTTAAAAACTTAGCTTTGGTTTTGGGTGGTATGGGAATTGGTGGTGCACTGTATAGTGTGTTTTATAACTACATGTTCCCAAATGTCCAGGATGAAGCTATTGTCAAAAGAAGCGTTGAATCTGGCGTATCGAGAGAAGACCTACGTGAATATTTGACAGGTATTAACATGGAACCTATTAGAATTAAGCCTAATGAAGAGAAATCAACCATGTGGGTAGATACAGATAATATATTTCCATATGCCAGTAAAAATGATACTGTACTAAAAATGTATGAAAATTGCATTTGGGAATTGTTCAAAAATGGTGACCCAATTGGATTTGGATTAGCTGTTCATGCTAACATGATTGCATTTCCTGCACATTTTGCTTTTTCTAAGAAAGATGTCATTGAAATTGCCAAATATGGTAAAAGTGTCCGAAGGGAGATTAAGATGACAAATGTTGATATTTTTGTACATAGTACAAAGGATTTAGCGTTCATCAAAACTGATTTTCCTCTTAAAACTTGCTATAGACACTTAGCTCATAAGGATATTTCTGAATATAGCAATCTCATAAAACAGGTTTATTTCCTTGGACATAGCCATCGCCCAGGTGAACTTCTTAAGACAGGAGTTTATGCATATGCTTCAGATATACATGGACAAGGTTTCTGTGGAATTGTAGCTTCGGCATTAGTTGGAGGTAAGTATGTGCCTATTGGTATCCATAGAGGGATAAGATCCGATGGACCAATTCGTAATGCTATGTTCTCACAAAATCAAGTTGTACCGATTTCATTGCTAGATGTTGCCAAAGCAAGTTTGTACTTTAGAACTAAAGACAAACATTGGCATGATTTTACTGAGCAGGTGCATAAAGACGATAATATTCCAATTGAGACAAATTTGCATAAACATGCAATTTTAAACTATAGGGAATTTAACGATGCAGAATTTGTTGGTACTGTACCAAGCTTGCATACAGTGAGTAGAGGTACAAGTGAAGGTAAGCCTAGTCCTCTGATAGAATATGGCCATCATCTTGGCCTAGATATGTATGAGAATGGTAAACCTAAGTTTGTGCCAGCAGATTTAACACCTAAAGTAATAGATGGAAATTACATTTCGCCTATTGATGGTTATTTAACAAAAATAAATAAAACCATTGATACTCCGGTTGATGTAGGATTTATTGAAGCATGTAAGGGTCAATTTATTACCTACTTGTTAACCAAATTTAAGAATAATCACGACGGATCAAAGCTTAGCGCTTTGGATTTAGATTATGTGTTGGCTGGAGATAACGAGCGTAGAGGTATCAACGCAATCAATGTTAGATCTTCTGCAGGTTTGACTTTTCGTAACAAAAATGCAGACTTTATATCTGTGAATGTTGATAGAGAAGTACCTGGAATACCCTTACCAAGGGATTTAGATGCTAATGTGATTGCATGTGTAAAAGATTATATTCAGAGTGCCCAAAATGATGAAAGTCCAATGATGTTTTTTAAAGTTAATTTAAAAGCTGAAGGACGAAAATATGGTAAGGCACCGCGTGTATTTTATGGTGGTGAATTGTTACAAACTATTTTAGATAGAATGTACTTTCTGCCATTATTAGAATTTTGTAAAGATGCTAGCTTATATGACTTCTGTGCAGTGGGAATCAATGCAATGTCACCTGAGTGGGGGCAGATGTTTGATGACATGGCAGCAATATCACCAGATACAAGGATATTTGGAGCAACTGATATTGCAGGTTTTGACACACAAATGTTAGATATTATACAGAAAGTTGGGTACGATCTTAACATGTGTCTAGCAAGAGAAGTCGCTTCTCCAGAATTTTGTAAAGTTTTATCAGCACTATTAACGAATAGAGTTAACACACCATTAGTTTTCAATGATGTTGTTATGTTTTTACCTAAGACTATGACTTCTGGAACTGTTGGAACATGTGAGTGGAACTCTATGATACTGTTATTCCTTTTGTTTGTATCATATAAAAAGAGATACGGTTTGGGTGCTGATGCTTCTGATTTTTTCGCTGATGTTAGACCCAAAATTTTTGGGGACGACAATACATATAGTACGAAGAAGAAGGATTTTACGCCATACGTAATCCAAAAAGAACTTGCAAAGTTTGGGATCACAGTAACATCTGATACAAAAGGTGATTGTGAAGATAAGCTTGTATCTAAAGAAGAAGTTACTTTTCTCAATAGGAGGTGCATTGATAGGATAATTAATTTTCGTGGTAACGAAGTAAAAATTTCTTTTGCGCCTATAGAGGAATCAAGTACAATTAAGATGTTATCTGTATTAATGCCTAGTGATTCTCCTGATCAGATATCAGACATTTTGTTCCAATTAGCACTAGAAAATGTGCAATATGGTGAGCAAAGCTATAATAATGTCTGTGCGATAATCAGTGAGATTATAATTCCAGATTTGGAACGTAAGGGCATTATGGCTAGTTTTACAAAACGTCCATATGATAGTTGGATCGAGAGAATGTATTTTACAGCCGATAAAATAACAGATATAGATAACGATATAGAAAAGTAATGACAGAATTAGATAGAATATATTTAGTAATAGTAACAACGTTAAATTTAATAGTGAGTATTAGTTTTTTGTGTATCAATTTGTGGTGCATAGAACAGAATAATTTAGAAAATGACAGAACCAGAGAAACTGGTACCAGAAGGAGGTCCAGGAGTAGAGGAGAAACATGAAAACACTGTCTTCAAAGATGGAGTGGAAAATACAACAACGAATTGGGATTCAGAAGTTGATCCAACAATGTGGACAACTGTTACATCTGATTCCAATTTGGGATCGTTTCTTGCTAGACCAGTATCTATTTTTACTGGAACTTGGGAAGACAATCCATTTACGGAATATTTACGTCCATGGGAATTATGGGCAGATAGAACCTCAATCACTAGCAAATTATCTAATTTTGCTTATTTAAGAGGTAATCTTAAGGTGAGAATAGTAGTTAATGGATCGCCATTTTTATATGGTAAAACTATTGTAGGTTATCAACCTTTGCCTGATTTTTCTCAGACGTACAAAATTCTAAAAGTGAATAATACTTCCACCACAACAACAAAAGGGCAATGCTGGGCAGCGTATTTTACACCAAGCATACATGGCTTTTTTGATGCTAGTCTAGAACACTCTTTGGAAATGGAATTACCTATGATCTTACCTAGAGATTCCATTAGACTGTTTTCAGAAAATACAGGTAATAACACAGTTGACACAAATATGGATTTGCATGCTATGGGTGAATTAGTCATATCTTGCATGAATTTGCTGAGAGTAGCGAATCCAGAAGGTGCATCTACTCCTCAGGTTAATTATACAATATTTGCTTGGATGGAGGATTGTCAAGTGTATATGCCTACTCGTGGAGTTATTACACCAGCGATGGCAGGTAAGTCTAAATCTAAGAGGAAGCCCAAGAAATCTAATGCAACTAGACCTGGTAAAGGTATATCAATGGCTGTATCTGCAGTTAATACTATTAAGGATGAGTATCATGAGACAGTGTCTGGTGATATTACTGTTTCAGGTGTGGCATCTGCAATTGCGGATATTGGTGACCAACTTTCTAGTGTACCTGTAATAGGACCATTTGCTATGGCAGGTTCTATAGCAGCAAATGGTGTTGCTGGAATAGCCAAAATTTTTGGGTGGTCAATGCCAACTACACAAGAACAATCTTCTTTTGTACAACAAATGGTTGGACCACACTTAGCGGCTACAGAGGGTTCCTATATGGGCTATAAGTTGTCAGTAGATCCTAAGAATTGTGTGACATGTGACCCTAGGGTTATGAATGCTCCAACTGAAGACGAACTTTGCATAGCAGCAATGGCTTCTCGTAAGTCATACTTTGCAACATTTCAGTGGCAAAAAGCAGATCAACCCTCATCTAACTCCATGATTATTGCAAGAATTGCGGTACATCCAATGATGCAGTATGAGTATGGAATAGTGGTTGATTCAACAACCATGAAGATTCCTACTCCACTTTCATTTCCAAGTTTGCCATTTAATTATTCGAGGGGTAACATAACATATACTTTTCAGTGTGTAGCCTCTAAGTACCATAGAGGAAGAGTGGCTATAGTGTATGAGCCTAATATTAGGGAGCAGCAAACTTTGTCTACATCAGTGCCTACAGATTATAACACTAACTATATACATGTGTTAGACATTTCTGAGTTGGATGGTCATTCTATAACTATACCTTGGACTACATCACGCCCTGCGTTGGAAAATTTTGTTTCTTTAAGAGGCCAGTTTAATAATGCTTATATCCCTAATAATGCATCATCTGCACTAAACTTAGATACTATTAATTTAGTACCATCGTGTAATGGCTTTTTTGAGATAAGAGTTGTGAATGAACTGCAGGGGCCAACTCCGGATCCAGCACCTGTTGAGATCAACGTATTTGCTCATTGTGATGATTTGTCTTTGTGGTCCCCTAAAAATGTGTCTAATACATTTTTGACCAACAGAGCACCTATTCAACCCGCAATGATGGCCAGTGCTGATAATGAACCTGTAACTGATATGGGATATGATAATCACACCTACATGTTGCCTGATAACAGTAAACAACAATTGTCTCAAGTGTTGTTTGGAGAACGTATTGCATCTTTTAGAACACTATTGAAGAGATTTTCTGTATTGGGAATTGTGGATGAATCTACGTTTACTGCGGGTTCTGACACACATTATAACGTGATAATGCCACCATATCCTGTATTTGCAGACTATATTGGTCCTTCACCTCCTAGCGCACAAGTGTCATTTCTTGAGAGATTTGATTATTTTAATTATCTCCGATACGCGTTTGTTGGTATGCGAGGATCTTATAGATATCGTTTTAATACGGCTTATACAGATGAGAGTTTGTCTTCAAAGTTGGCAGCACTTTCATATAGTGAGAGTAATCCATTTTATTCTGGATCCTATAGATCTGGTGGCTTAGATACAGAGATTGTAAATGTGGGAACTATGACTAGTGCAGGCAATATGCCTCTTGCTGTTGAAGTTCCTTATTACACTTCAGATAGGTTTAAGCCAGCTAGTGATCGTCTTGGATCTTGGAACTATATTTCTCTTATTCCATATGATGACATAGGCTTTGGATCTTGGGGAAATAATTTGGTCTCATTCTCTTATGGTAGTCCAACAACGGTATTAACTGATGGAAAGGTTTCTGCCTCAATTTCTTCCGCAGCAGGCGACGATTTTACATTCATGTATTTTGTAGGTTGTCCTCCGCGCTTCCACATCCCCTAGATACACCACTTCTGATGGTTTTAATACCATTTCGCAGGAGTCGGGGTTATCTAGGGGACGGGGTCTCAAAATCGTACATAAGGTAGGTACGTACCCCAGTCGAGTTAAACAAGCCTTCCGAAAGCAAGACCGATGATGTCGATAAACTAAAAAAGTAAAAAATAAATAAGACCGATGATGTCGATAAACTAAAAAATAAAAATTAAACCAGTTTTTTGTTTATTTTTTCTGGGAAGGCTTTCAACTGCTAGCGCCACAGCAGTAACATACGTGGCAACCATATCGTTTGTAAGGTG